CGGGGAGTGCCGCGTTGCGGCGGCCATGGGGACTTGCCTCTCCATGGTGACGTTCATGCCCCCGGGAATCGGCAGCCTCTACCAGGTGCGCAGGCATGCGCGCCCTGACCCCGAAACAGGAATCCTTCTGCCAGCGCTACCTCGAAACCGGGAACGCCAGCGAGGCCTATCGCCTGTGCTACAGCGCCGAGAAGGCCAAGCCCGAGACGGTGAACCGCTCGGCGAAGGAACTGCTGGATAACCCCAAGATCGCCGCAAGGCTCTCCGAGCTACGTGCGGAGGCCCTTGTAGGGCACTCGGTGACCATTGCCAGCCTGCTGAAGGAGCTGGAACAGGCCCGTCTGGTGGCGATGAAGAAGCGCCAGGGTGCGGCCATGGTCCAGGCCACCATGGGCAAGGCCAAGCTGGCTGGGCTGGAGAAGGGCCCCGAGCCCGGCGACACGCCAGTCCCGGCATCGGTGCGGATCGAGATCGTCAGCGGGCGGAAGAATGCCAACGCTCAATGAGCCGCAGGCCGCGTTCCTGCAGCTGCCGCACAAGTTCCGGGCCTTCGTGGGTGGATTCGGCTCGGGCAAGACCTGGGTGGGCTGCGGCTCGCTGTGCCGCCACATGTGGGAACACCCGCGCGTGCCGGCCGGCTACTTCGCCCCCAGCTATCCGCAGATCCGCGACATCTTCTATCCGACCATCGAGGAAGTGGCCTTCGACTGGGGCCTGCGCGCGCGCATCACCGAGTCGAACAAGGAGGCCCACCTGTACGCGGGCCGGGAGTACCGCGGCACGATCATCTGCCGGTCGATGGACAACCCGGCCAGCATCGTTGGCTTCAAGATCGGCAAGGCCCTGGTAGACGAGATCGACACGCTGAAGAAGCGGAAGGCCCAGGACGCCTGGCGCAAGATCATCGCCCGACTGCGCGTGAAGGCCGAGGGCCTGCAGAACGGCATCGATGTGACCACGACCCCCGAGGGGTTCAACTTCGTCTACGAGCAGTTCCACCAGCTGCCCAGCGAGAACCCGAAGCTGCAGGCGCTGTACGGCCTGGTGCACGCCAGCACCTACGACAACGAGGCCAACCTGCCCGACGACTACATCCAGTCGCTGTTCGAGAGCTACCCGCCGCAGCTGGTGCAGGCCTACATCGACGGGATGTTCGTCAACCTGACCACGGGGTCGGTGTACCCGGCATTCTCCCGCACGGCCAACAACACCACCGCCACCATCCAGGACGGCGAGGCGCTGCACATCGGCATGGACTTCAACGTGCTGAACATGACGGCCGTCATCTGCGTGATCCGCGACGGCGAGCCCATGGCGCTGGCCGAGCTGACCGGCATCCGCGACACCCCGGCGATGATCCAGGCGCTGCGGGATCAGTACGGCGGCCACCGCATGACGATCTACCCGGATGCCAGCGGCGACAGCCAGCACACCAACAACGCCAGCACGTCCGACCTGGGCCTGATCCGTGCCGAACGGTCAATGACGATCGTGGTGCCGGCGGCCAACCCGCGCATCCGCTCCCGCGTGGTCAGCGTCAACGCCATGATCCTCAACGCCAAGCGCCGCCGCCGCTTCCTGGTGAACGTTCGCAACTGCCCGAAGCTCACCGAGGCGCTGGAGAAGCAGCCCTACGACGCCAACGGGCTGCCCGACAAGACGACCGGTTTCGACCATCCGCCGGACGCCCTGGGCTACTTCATCCACAGCAAATTCCCCGCCGCAGTAAGCGCGCGCGACCGACCGTCCATTGAACGGCCTCGGGTGCTGGTGCCCCATAGCCGCCAGTGGTTGGAGTCCTCCGACCAGCCCTCACTCGCCGAACGTAGGAGATCCGCCCTGTGACCATGCCCACCGCCGAAGGCTTCATCGATGTCATGGCGGCCGAGCAGGCAGCCGATGCAGAGCGCGAGGCAGAGGCCCAGGCGCTGGCGCAGGAAGAGGCCGACGTCGCCAACTGGCACAAGCGCATCAAGGAGTCGCGGGACTTCGACAAGGACGCCCGCAAGGGTTACGCGCTGGACCGGCGCTACTGCCGCAATCAGGTGGATCCGGTATACGACGTGAGCGTGCCCATCGCCGGCACCTACGTGAACCTGCTGACCTCGTTCCTGTACGCGCGCGACCCGGAGCCTGCCGTGCAGCCGGCCGAGTCGGTCGGCACCAGCCGGGTGAAGCCGGCCAAGCAGGTCGGCCGCACCCTGGAGATCGTCATCGCCAGCCTGTGGAAGCGCGGGCGCCTGAAGCACGCCGCCGACGCCATGGTGCGCTCGGGCCTGAGCGTGGGCATCGGCTGGATGAAGGCGGCCTGGCACCGGGAGACCGAGCGCGACGCCATGACGGACCAGCGCATCGCCGACCTACGCAACAAGCTGCAGGCGCTGGCATCGATCGAGGCCGAGCTGGCCGAGGGCGACGCGGCCAACCCGGACCTGCTGCGCGCCCAGTACGAGCAGCAGATGCAGGCGCTGGAAGCCCAGGTCGAGAAGGTCATCTACAACGGCCTGGTGGTGGACTTCGTGCGCGCCGAGGACATCCAGGTGTCCATGGATGCGGCCACGCTGAAGGATTACGTGATCGCGCCGTGGATCGCCCACCGCAGCTTCATGCCCTACGACGAGGGCATCGCCGCATTCCCTGAGCTGCGCGACGAGCTGGGCAAGGCTGAGGCCTACTACCACGTGAAGCGCGACTGCGCGCCCCGCGATGGCGGCTTCACTGCTGCCGATGGCGTTGTCAGCGATACCGACGCCGAGGTGTTCCGCAGCGCCACGGCGGCCGGGCAGGGCAGCGACGCCGGCCCGCGCTTCCTGTGCATCTGGGAGGTGTGGGATCTGACCACCAACCTGGTGCACACCATCACGCCGGGCCTGCGCCGCAATCTGCGCCCGCCCTTCGCCCCGGACCAGGCCAGCACGCGCTTCTACCCGTTCTTCCAGTGGGCGCCGCTGTGGGTCGACGGCGACCGGCACCCGCAGTCGCTGGTGGACCGCTCCCGCTCTCTGCTGGACGAGTACAACCGCACCCGCACCAACTACCGCGAGCATCGCCGCCGCGCCATCCCGAAGCTGGGCTTCGACCGCGGCGCTGTCGATCCGGACGACGCGGCCAAGCTGGAGGGCGCCGGCATCGCCGAAATGGTCGGCCTCGACCTGAAGGCGCAGCCCACCGGGAACGTGCTGTTCCCCATCCAGTACAACCAGATCGACGCCGCGCTATACGACACAGCGCCCATCCGCGCCGAGCTGGAACTGATCTGGGGCATCCAGGAGGCGCTGTCCTCCAGCATCCAGACCGCTAAGACCGCCACCGAGGCGGACATCCAACAGCAGGGCACCGAATCCCGCCTGGGCTACAGCCGCGACAGCCTGGACGACGTGCTGGGCGATCTGGCGCAGTACAGCGGTGAAATGTCGATGTCGCCCAATGGCCTCTCGCCCGACGAGGTGAGCGACATTGCCGGCCCCGAGGCGCTGTGGTTCAACGCGCCACTGCCCGACCTGGTCAACGCGCTGCTGAACGTCGACATCCGCGCCGGCAGCTCCGGCCGTCCGGCATCCAGCCTGCGCCGGCAGCAGTGGGGCGCGATCCTGCCGCAGCTGCAGGAGGCCGTGATCACCATCGGCCAGATGCGCGGCGCTACGCCGTTCGACATCGCCAACAGCCTGGAGCAGCTGGCCGTGGAATCGGTCGAGCGCCTGGGCGACCCGTCCATCGACGCCTATGCCTTCATCCCGCAGGTGCCGGAGGTGCCCGCCATGGGCATGCCCGGCGCCGCGCCCATGCTGCCCGGCACACCTGGTGCGGATCCGATGCAGCAGCTTCCGCCGGCCGAATCGCCGGTACCCACCGCAGCACCCGTGGGCGGCGTTGTCGCCCCGCCACTCTGAACACAGGAGCAGACCATGCGCCGCCACCCCCTGACCCTGGCCATCTGGCGCGCTATCGCCAGCATGGCCCGCTGATCACCAGCACCACGCCAACCCGCCGCCAACTGAGGTTCCACCATGCACGTTGAAGACCCGAACACCCCGGCCGCGCCGGACCCGACCCCGACCGACACCCAGCAGGGCGACACCGCAGCACCGCCGGTAGCAGACGGCGGCGACACCCCGCAGCCCGATGCCGCAGAGCTGGACGCCTTCTCTGCCGGCGTGGAAGCCGCGCGCGAGCAGGAAGCGCGGGAAGAGGGCGCACCTGCCGAGGCAGCGCCTGCAGCAGACGGCGAGCAGCAGCCGCAGGGCGATGCTCCTGCCGCGCCGGCCGCGC